TCCAAGTGGGTGGACTAGTTTCAACGCACCCTGTTGCGTCCATAATGGTGAGAGCCCAGATACCCGTGGTCGTGGTGGATTAACAGCTAATCCAGATGGTTCAGTTAGCTATCACTGTTTCAACTGTAACTTTAAAGCCAGCTATCAACCAGGACGTCACTTAACATTCAAATTCCGTAAGTTGCTAAAATGGTTAGGCGCAGATGACAGTGACATCAAGCGTTTGGTTATCGAAGCTATCCGTGTCAGAGAATTAGTTGCGCCAGAAGAGGTTAAACAGGAAGCTGAAGAAGAACGGATCGAATTCAAAGCTCGTGATTTACCAGAAGGTGCGCTGAGTTTCCAACAGTTGATTACACATCATATCTTAGATGATTTTGAGCGTGTGCCAACACTGCTGAATTCAGCAGTTGACTACATTAAATCTCGTAAGATCGATCACACCAAGTATGATTTCCTTTGGACTGACAGCACAGAACATAGTTTACATCAGCGTGTGATCATCCCCTGTATCTGGCAAGGTAAGACGATTGGGTATACATCAAGAGCATTCACAGATGGCGTTAAACCAAAATACTACAGTCACTATGAACCAAACTTTGTGTTTAACATGAACAATCAACACATAGACAGCAAATTTGTCATAGTCTGTGAAGGACCATTTGATGCGATGTCAGTAGATGGTGTGGCAGTATTAAATAATGAATGTAATGAAACTCAAGCAGACATTATAGAATCGTTGGCTAGAGAAGTCATAGTAGTAGCAGACAAGGATCGAGCTGGTGCTAAGATGATCAACAATGCTATTGAATACGGGTGGAGTGTTAGTTTTCCAGTTTGGTTAGAAACCTGCAAAGACATTAACGAAGCCGTGGTTAAGTATGGCAAGTTGTTTGTGTTGAAAAGTATCTTAGATGCTAAACACTCGAGCAAACTCAAGATTGAATTGATGAAGAAAAAATTATATGCTTGATCAACTACAAGGACTACATATTGAACCTACTAACATGTGTACCTTAAAGTGCCCACGTTGTAGTCGCACAGAATTCATCGATCAATTTCCGAAACGTTGGATTAATAAAAATTTAAATTTAGATCATTTGAAATCATTTTTAGATATAAACCTAAAAGGTAAAAAAATAAAACTTTGCGGTAATTATGGTGATGCTATCTATTATGATAAGTTAATTGAAATGATAGAATACTTTAAATCACAAGGTGCCCCTATTCAATTATCTACAAATGGTAGTTATAAAACTATAGAATGGTGGGAACAATTAAATCAACTACTAGATAAAAATGACGAAATTATATTTGGAATTGATGGGTCCCCAACAAATTTTAAAACTTACAGGATAAATGCTGATTGGGATAGCATTAAAGATGGTATTGATATATTAAATCAAGGATCTGTTAAATTAACCTGGCAATATATTTTATTTTCATACAATCAAAATGATATCGAACAAACTAAAATACTAGCGAATGATCTTGGGTTTGATAGATTTTTTGTAATGGATAGTGAGAGATGGGACCACGGAACAGAATGGTTGACGCCAACGAAAATCAATGAGGTAAACCAATCAAAAATACTTTGGAAAAATAATATAACAAGTAAGATAGATCCGATTTGTAAAAAGTATAATAGCAGTCATTATATATCAGCTGACGGATTTTATACACCCTGCTGTTATATCGCTGAACATCGCTGGTATTATAAAACCGATTTCTATAAGAATCAAGATTTGTATGACATAAGTAAAACTACTATCACCAAAGTGTTAGAACACTTAAAAGTCTTTTATTCAACATTAGAAGATGCTAAACTAAATTATTGCACATTTAATTGCCCTAAACTATGACTAAAGAATACAGCCCAGAACTACAGAAACTATTTTTAGAAATGATGCTACAAGATGCACAGAGCTATGTGCGAGTGCAGAATATCTATAATCCAGAAAACTTTGATCGTAGTCTACGTGAAGTGGCTAAGTTTATCAAAACACATACTGATGATCACAAAGCCATGCCTACAGTTGAGCAGGTCAAGGCTGTCACTGGTGTCGAATGTAAACACGTGCCGGACCTGTCAGAAGATCACTACAGTTGGTTCCTAGCAGAATTTGAAGGCTTTACCAAACGTAATGAACTTGAACGTGCTATCCTTAAGGCCGCAGACATGCTGGAAAAAGGTGAATATGACCCAGTTGAGAAACTGATCAAAGATGCTGTGCAGATCAGTTTAACTAAAGATCTAGGCACAGAATACTTTGAAGACCCACGTGCTAGACTTATGGCGATCAAATCTAACAATGGACAAGTATCAACGGGCTGGCCAACTTTAGACAAGAGATTATTTGGTGGTATGAATCGTGGTGAACTAAACATTTTTGCAGGCGGGTCTGGATCAGGTAAAAGTTTGTTTATGCAGAACATAGCGATCAATTGGGTCACACAAGGACTTAATGGTGTGTATCTAAGTTTAGAGTTGAGTGAAGGCTTGTGTGCTATGCGTATGGACAGTATGGTAGCTAATGTGTCAACTAAAGAAGTGTTTAAGGATCTAGACACTATCGAAATGAAGGTTAAGATGACTGGTAAGAAGTCAGGTAGCTTACGTATCAAATATATGCCAGCACAGAGCAATGTAAATCAAATACGTAGCTATTTGAAAGAACTACAGATTCAAACTGGTAAAAAGTTAGATTTTATCATGGTAGACTATTTGGATTTGGTCATGCCTGTATCAGCTAAAGTCAGTCCAAATGATTTGTTTGTCAAAGACAAATATGTATCAGAAGAACTGCGTAACCTAGCACGTGAACTTAATATTTTAATGATTACAGCATCACAATTGAATCGTGGTGCGGTTGAAGAAATTGAATTTGACCACAGTCATATTGCTGGTGGGTTAAGTAAGATCAACACAGCGGATAACGTGTTTGGTATCTTTACATCAAGAGCTATGCGTGAGCGTGGTCGTTATCAACTACAGCTTATGAAAACACGTAGCAGTTCGGGTGTAGGTATGAAGGTAGACTTAGAGTATGACATAGAAACTCTACGTATCACAGACCCAGGTGAAGAAGCACAGGAAAGCGGCCTACGTGGAGTAGGTGCTACTAATATCCTAAGCCAGATCAAAACAGGTAGTAGTGTAAGTCCAGTAGAAGATCAACCTAAAATATCTGCAAGTGTAGATAGCAGTAAATTGAAAAGCATGTTGGCTGGACTTAAACAGAGTTCTGAATGAGACTATAAAATTCTGGCAAATAGTCTTTAATAGAAATATTTTTTATCTGATCTTGTATTGCTATTGACTCTATCATTTTCTTAAAATCTTTATCATCTTGTTCAGTATGTTGCCCTAGATAAAAATCTAGATCTTTGGTATGCCCGTGTTTTGTAAAAATATATTCCTTAACAGATTTAGAAAGTGCTCCGGGTCTAAAATGGTTGGGGGTAATAACCGGATTGAAGTGATATGGCAATTTTTGTTGATTAAACCAGGCAGTGGTTTCATTATGATATAAAACATTCAGATTACTGGTAGTATAACTAGTGCTAATATTATCGGTTATAGTTCTAAAAAATTCTAAATTTTCTAACAGATTGTTCCATTTTAGTGGAAATCTTAAATATTCAAATACTGGGCCTAAACCATCAATACTAATATTAAAATTTAGATTTTTAAATTGTTTAATCAAATCTTTATTTTTTTCGCTTAGTGCGACTGATCCATTGGTAGTGATAATTATGAAGCATTTAGTATTGCCGCATTCGAGAAGCTTTTCTAATATATAAAAATTAAGTTTTTCATATAAAGGTTCACCTCCAACAAAATTTATTCCAACTAATTCTTTAAAATTTAAATTTTTATCAATTAGTTCTTTTGTCATTGAATTAGATGGGGCTGGAATTATATTAATCTTTTTTTCTAATACTCCCCATGCGCTAGACGCACCTGAGCTACAAGTTACACAAGTAGCATTACAGGTATTACTGGTGATATTTTTGACGTAAATAGGACTAAATTTACCAGATCTAACATCTTCCTCAATATATCTTATATCTCGATCCCAATAATAATCTAATGCTGAATTTTTAAGTTTACGATCACTAAGTAATCCTGCATCTTCAAGACGCCAACAAGCACTACAAGCATCAGATCTACGTCCTGATAATATATCTTTTCTAATAGATTCTATGTTGTAATTTTTTGGTAATAAACAACAGTGTGTACCACCACCGTTGGGATAAAATTCATAGCCATAAAAAGGCAATACACAAAAATAATCATTCATTGTATTGTTATTTAACCTGTGTTATAATAACTAAATTAATTCTTAACATCGATAAATATACTAAATTGGAGTAACAACTGTGCAGAAACGCACCCGTAGCATACTTACAGAGCTTGACGAATTACTCACGCACAAGGACAAGGATAATCTCCTTGAGTCACGTGCTAATAACATCATCAATGGTGCTATTAACCTAATCCGTTATATCCGTGAAAACTATGAAGCTGAGCAGGCTCTTGAGCTTGAGCGCCGTCTTCTTAATGCTATCAAGGGTCAAGATCCTGCAAAATTTTCTCGTGGCATTAGGAAGATCAGCAATGAAGATTAATGAAATCATACAAGAGGGTATCTGGGATACTATCAAAGCAGGTGCAGCTGGAATCAAGGGAGCAATGCAAGGCGGGGTAGCAGGTGCTAAATCTGCTTATCAAGCACAACAGACTGCACAGCAACAACAAGCAGGCGCAAAAGAAGTAAGTCAATATACTAATGAAGTTATCCGTGCATGGAATGAATATACTGGTGGTACAGGAGATAAAGATGTTAAATTCTGGGCTAGTCGATTCTTTGATGCTAATCTAACAGATTTTCCCCTTACCACAGCAGATCTAAATGACCCAGCTAAAGTTAGAAACTTCCTAACCAGTGTAGTTAAGGTGTATAAGTCTGGAATGTTGAAACCGGTATCCTCAAGAAAAGGCAAGCCCTATTACACTCCGACATCTACACAACCAACACCCACAAAGCCAAGACAAACAAACGTAAAGGCACCAACACCTAAATCGCCAAAAATTCCACAAGATCCAGCTGGCGCTATGTATATGGGCGGTCAGAGATTAGATCCCAGAGACCCTAACGAAAAAGCAATCATTGATAGAATAAAAGCACAAGGTCTGTAATGAAACTATTTGAAATAAAAAAGCAAACTCCTGAGTTCTTGTTAACAGAAAGCAAGAATGTCCATCTCGAGCATCTAGAAGATCTAATCTTTAATCGTGGTTACGCAGGTGCTGAAGAAGCACTTAACTATATTGACAGCCTACGCCACATGCTGGCAGAAGGCACAGGTACTACTAATAAACTAACTGTTAAATGGGACGGTAGCCCTGCGATCATCTGTGGCATCGATCCAGAAGATAGCAAGTTCTTTGTAGGCACTAAAGCAGTATTCAGCAAAGGTGAACCCAAGCGTGCTAAGTCAGCTCGTCAGATACAGGATTGGTACGGTGATCAACCTGAGCTAGCAGAAATTCTAGCCAACGCACTAAAATATCTCAGCAAATTAAATATCGGTGGAGTAATACAAGGTGACTTGTTATTCACTCCAGGAAAGGTCACTAAGGTAGAAGTCAATGATGAACTCTGTTATGTGTTTACTCCTAATACCATCACCTATGCTGTGCCCGTCGACAGCCATCTAGGTCAACGCATAGCCGAAGCCAAACTAGGTATCATATTTCATACTACTTACACTGGCGGCGATACTATAGACGAAATGACCGCACAATTCGGAGTAAATATCTCAGGATTAACCCCTACTCGTGATGTATGGTTTGATGATGCGACCTACAAAGATTATACAGGAGTAGCTAGCCTAACTCCGACAGAAAATGCCAAGATAGAAAAATATCTAGCCGCAACAGCCAAGACTATGCAGAAGATTGGCGCACAGCGATTTGACGTCATCCTACAGGATCGAGAATTTAATCGCATGATCAAACCTTTTATCAATAAGTTAATCCGAGGCGGTAATTATGGTGTAGAACCCACACAATTCCTACAACAGTTTATCCAACATTACAATGATGAAATGATGAAAGGTGTAGATGACCCAACGAGCCGCGTGGCACAGAATCGTGTGGCTAAAATTAAAGCTAAAGAACAGTGGATCGCTGATAACAGTAACAATCTAGTAGGTATTCTAGCAACATACAAACGAGTTATTGAATTAAAGCACATGTTATTGGCCAAACTAGCCAAGGTAGAAGGTATAGGAACATTCCAAAAGACTAACGATGGATATAAAGTCACCGCTCCAGAAGGTTTTGTAGCTATAGGACACGATGGCGGTGCTGTAAAACTAGTGGATCGCTTGACCTTCAGTAGAACCAATTTTTTGTCAAAAGCATAAATAAAAGTATGCGCGAGAGCGTAAAAACTTAAGGAGAAATTTAAAATGGCAACAATTACAAGAACAAACGGTGGCGCACGCCCAGCAGACGGTACCTCATTTGGTAATGCACAGATCACAGGTCGTCAGTTAACACACTATACAGTTACATCAGCTGGTTTAACAACTTTTGGTAACGGTGTAAACATCAACTACTTAGCAGCTGGTTCAGACTATGAAAAACTAGTTTTAGCTATTGAGCAAGTTGGTTCTATCGAACTATTAGGTATTCCACTATCAGGTAACCTATTCCACGTAGCTATTTCTGGTGCAGCTCCAAGCCCAGCAACAGGCGCAACATCATTACAAGCGTATTGCAACACATACGTAAATGGTTCTGGTGTTTCAGGTGCAACAGTAGCAGCATTCACATACTAATCTAAACAGTTAGTAATTGAACTAAAAAGAGCGGATTTATTCCGCTCTTTTTTTACCTCTATAAATACTTCGTGGACACTCAACAATATCTCTATCAAGGTTTTACACTGGTCGATATAACTCCAACTGGAGTAATCAACTACTCACCCCAGAATGAATTAAAAAGAAATCAACAGCGTAACTGGGAAACAGTACAACAGATCCTAAGCCTACGCACACAACCTACTATATTAGAAACTGACAATTTTGTTGATGATGTGATTGACTATAACTTTGGTATCAAGTACCAAGGTGAACATAAGATCTGGACATTTAAGTTTGGCGTAGACTATGCAGATATCTATCAAGAAGGCCCGGATAAGTTTGGCCTCGTGAAATATGACTTTAAGATAACTCCGATAATACTGGGTTTAACAGAAACCATATTACCAGAAGTTGCAGTGTTTACCCCAAAAGGTCCATGGAATAACATATACTTTAAAAGTATCAAAATTTAGTTAAATATATTAGATGCTATAGGCATTCATTAAGGCACATATTAAGGCACACGTC